AAGCACTTCTAAGCGACTCTATTTATTAATGTATACTAGCATACCACCTGAAGGGAGATAATGGCGTAGAATGGAGATTTAAATTGTGTAGTATGTCACTTCGATGAATTCAACCATAAGTCAAATATCTTTTCGTTTAAAACTGACATATCAATTTTGAAAATATAATAATTAGTCCAAGACTGATTATAGTCTAATATCTTTTTGTTGTAAACAGGTAAACTAATTTTGAAAATATAATTATATGCTCGATGGTTAGATATGCACCCTCCTATAATCTTAATGTATGTTAATTGTTAGTTAACTGATATAACTGGTATGCTCGTTAGTTTGAATATCTATTGGGTGCTACGAAGACTATAAAGGTTATAGATGCAATTACTAAGGAGACTTAATGTATCTGAACCAATAGCCTTACGATTGTGACTAAAGTTTGGTAGGTTAAAGAGAACTACAACTCTGTATATTAATATAACTAAATAATTAATTTTTGTTTTTATATAATGTTGTATTATAAATAAATAGTATAGTATAGTTGTTTACTATAGATTTTTCTTATACTTATCAAATATCATTATATCGTGGTATTGGCTTTTGTTTAGTTTAAGACTTAGTAGGTCTTGTCTTAGCTTCTTTTCTTTTATTGCTTATAGGTAATCTATCTATAAGTTGTTGTAGTTTCTGTATTAGTTTTCTTTTGTTCATAATGATTGTTTTAGTTTGTTAAATATAATATTATGTAGGCTATTGCTACATTTAAATTTACTGCAACTAAGTTCCATTGTTTAGCTACGAATACTTGTGGTATTGATACTATACCTGCTATTATGTAAGTAATCATACCTATTTTATCTGGTAGTAGGTGTGGAGACATCATCATAAATGAAGTTCCCATATATCCTAATCTACTTGATAGTCTTTCTATAGGTGTTAGTTTCTTCTTTCTAACTAAATTAGTTAGTGGAATATTCTTTATGTTATTTATTATTTTATTAATCATCTTAATCAAGTCTTAGGAAATCAGATTCAGCATATTTTAAGAACCATTCTCTATTGTTCTCATATTTATCTACAATAGATTCAAGCATTACTAACTCTTCTATCTGGTATGATGCTATCTTATCTATAATAGATTCTATCTTGTTTAAGATATTAGTTGCCATCTCAGGGTCTGTCTTATAGACATTATCAAACTCTTCTCTTACGATAGGTTCTAAGATGTTGTTTACTCTGTTTAGTTGTTGTTTTAGGCTTTTGTTTGTACCTGTTGGTAGCTACAAGTTCCTCATTAGCTTCTAATAGTAATTGAGATAGTAGTATTGACTTTAGGTACGCAATGGACTCTTTTGTTATTTGTTGTTCACTCATAATTATTGTTTTAGTATTTACTTATTATTCCTTCTATATTCTTAAACCTCTCACCTAACTGCTCCCTCTTAAAAGACCTTCTAACAGCCATCATCTCTCTTTACTGTGTCTTTACATTCTGTAACTTTATCGAAGTAATGAGGTTGCTTTAAATCAAATGTAGAGATAGTTTCTACTACTCTGTATATCCTATTAGTATCTAAACATTTAAACTTCATAAACCTAATACTTAACTTCTCATCTAAAATATTCATAGTCAATACTTCTTAGGCAAATATAACTAAAATTATTGATTCTAACAAAAATTAACACAAAAAAAATAAATTAAGTTATCTTAATATAAGATTGATTATTTATGGAGTTTACTATACCTGCAAATTTAAGAGGGATTAAGTTGAGTCAATGGCAAAAGTATATTAATGTCTACGACAAGAATAAGGATGATGAGAATGCTACTGAGTTTCTAAACAAAAAGGTGTTAGAGATATTCTGTAACATAAAGTTATCAGAAGTTGATAAGATAGGTTTAAATGTGTTTGACAATGCTTTAGCTCACTTATCATCTGTACTGAATGAGAAACCAGAACTTGTACATAAGTTTAGTTTAAAAGGAACTGATGATGTAGTTGTTGAGTTTGGATTGATACCTAACTTTGATAAGATGAGTTATGGAGAGTTTATAGACTTAGAGAAATATATGTTTGATAATGATAACTACCATAAAGCAATGGCAGTTCTTTACAGACCAATTAAGTTCAAGAGTAAAGATAAGTACCTTATACACGATTACAAGGGTACAGAGTATATGGCTGATGTAATGAGAGATGCTCCATTAGACGCTGCACTTGGTGCAAGGGTTTTTTTTTATCGTTTAGCGACAAAATTAGGGAATTATACGATGGCTTATACACTCAAAGAGTTGCAGAAGAAACAGGAGGGTCGTCAGGACGAGCATTCGGTAAAAAATGGGGAGACTATCAAGCAATATTTACTCTCGCTAGAGAAGATGTTAGAAGAATCGGAGAGGTTACAGAACTCCCTTTACACCAATGTTTAATGTATTTAGAGTTTGTAAAAGAGAAATCAGAATTAGAAAGTAGAATGTTAAAACAAAAAATGAGATGACACACGTTTACGACATATTAGACGTCATAAAAGACGAGTTATTAACTAACCCATCAGTAAATACTGTTACTTACGGAGATTTAGGTGATGTTGATTTAGACAAGACAACTATGTTTCCATTATCGCATATGTTAATAGATAGTGCTAATTACAAGGAAAGAACAGTTGTTTTTGACATTAAGTTACTTTGTGCAGACATAGTTGATTACAATACTAAGAAATCTGATTACGAACTGTTTTATGGTAATGATAACTTACAAGACGTTATGAATACTCAGTTTGAAGTTATAAACTCTTTAATAATGAAGTTGATGAGAGGTGATTTGTTTGAGATGAATTACCAAGTAACAACACAGCCTGTTGCACAACCATTTAAAGAACGTTTTAGCAACGAATTAGCAGGTTGGAGTGTAGATATATCAATAGAGATTCCTAATGGCATAAGCATCTGTTAATGGAAGGAGAGAACCTAAAATTAGCCTTGAGAGAGGTTGGTAAGCTAATTAGAAAGAATCTAAAGCAAGAAGTTAAGAATGATAAGTTCAAGGCTTCTGGTAAGTTAGATAGCTCTTTTAAGTATAGGGTTGAGGATAATGAGTTATACATATTCGGAGAACAGTATGCAAATGCCTTATCGCAAGGTATAAGTACAGGAGGTGGCTCTGATAAAAGAGGTTTTGAACAACTACAGAGAAATATAATTAAATGGGCTAAAATTAAAGGTATGAGACCTGTTTTTAGGTTATATCAAAAAGATGTAGATGGAAGTTATAAACCTACAGGTAAGTTCAGAAAAGTGTATGACAGTACTTGGAAGTCTTTAGGTTATGTTTTGGCAAGGAGTATAAGAACAAGAGGTATTTCTGAAAGATTTGGATATAAGGGTAGTGGATTTATACAAGCAGTACAAGAACAAACTAAGGAACAGATAAAGAAAATATTAAAGGAAGGTTATAGAAAGGATATAGCTGCTCAATTAAAAACATTAAAAGCAATTAAGTAATGGCAAATGTATTATTAAGAAGTCCATACCATATTTCAGAAGATATTGGTTCAGATTTATCAGCTAGATTAGAAATCACAATAAATGGTACTTTACAGTATAGAATAGTAAAGAATAAGACTTCAAGTTCTAATTACGTACTATTTGAGATTTCTGAATTAGTAAGAGATTATGTAGATATAACTTATAATGGTAATATAAACGATTCTAACTTGAATGTATTTGTAAGTTGTGTATTAACTACGTATCCACAAATAAATGCAGGAGGGACAGCAACAAGTTCAAGTACTACAACTTTTTTAGGTATTGATGGCTATGGTTATTTTGAAGAAGGTTCTAATCCAAGTGCTACTCAAGGGTATATGCAATCAAACGATATTATCTATACTTTATATGGAGAAGATATACGAATACCAGTAGATAGAAACAATACAACATCTGTTACATATTTATACAAAGGTTCACAAACATTTACAAAAGCAATTACATCAAGTAGTACAGAAGTATTTGAGTACATTGATGCAACTGATAGCTTTGAAGAAAGGGTAATTGAAGATAATGGAACGTATGAAGAAAATACTTGTTTAAATTCTTTCCTACAAAACAATGATTTGTATTTAGTTGATAAAGTAGTTTTAGAAACTGAAGGTACTGAATTAATACCAAGTATAGATATATCAAGTAGCAGTTGGTTTACTGGTGGTACTACTCCTGCTAATACAGTAGTAACGAGTGGTGAAACTTCTCCTATTGGAGATGCATCAGCATATAACGTAACAAGTCCTTCTAATAATAGTGGATATGTATCTACAGCTGGAATTCAAGGAACAGATGGGGAAAAGGTTACTATATCTGTTTTTCTTAAAGGAACTGGAAATGTTGAAATTAGATTTCAAGAATTAGGGGATGATTATACAAACTACTTTACCAAAACAATAACATTGACAAGTAATTGGGTTGAGCACAAAGTTTCTGGGATTAAAGCAAGAGATGGGAATCCTTCGAGAATGGTTATAGTTGCAGATGGTTCAAGTGCTTTAGATGTTGATATTTGGCATCCTTCAGTAAGATTACCAGAAACTAAAATAGTAGATGTAGTAACGTTAGATGAATGTAAATACGAGCCTAAGAAGGTTAGCTTTATTAATCGTTGGGGTGCTTTACAAGACTTATGGTTCTTTAAGAAGTCAGTTGAGAGTATGAATGTTGAGAAAGAGTCTTACAAGTCTAACATATTAGGTTATGATGGTACATATAGTACAAGTAATCACGTAAACAGAGATTTTAACGTAGTAGGTAAAGAATCAGTTACTTTAAGTAGTGGTTTCTTAGATGAAGAGTATAACAAAGTGTTTAAGGAGATGATGTTGTCTGAAAAGGTATGGATTACAAATATTACTGAATCAGGAGAGCAAGTTTCTCCGATTAATGTTAAAACAGGAGAGATTACTTACAAGACTTCTTTAAACGACAAATTAGTACAATATACAATACAGTTTGATAAATCATTCGATACTATAAACAATATTAGATAGATGCAGATAGCTCAATTATACATAGAAGGTCAGAGAGTTGATATGTTTGAAGATGTTAGTATTAGTATTACTGATACTATAAAAGACGTTAGAGATATTAGTAAGGTGTTTACAGAGTATTCTCAAACATTCGCTTTACCTGCTAGTAAAACCAATAATAAAATATTTAAACACTATTATAATAACGATATTGTTGGAGGTTTTGACGCAAGAATACGAGTTCCTGCAAATATAGAATTAAACTCTGTACCTTTTAGAAATGGTTATATTAAACTTGAAGGGGTTGATTTAAAAAACAATATTGCTCATACATACAGAATAACTTTCTTTGGTAATACCATATCATTAAAAAACTTATTAGGAGATGATTTATTATCTTCATTAGCTAGTGTACCTGATGGTAGAGTTAATTTATTTAATGAGCTTAGTAAGAAGTCAGATGGAACAGATTTGTTGTATGATAAAGATGATATAGAGACTTATCTAACAACACAAGTTAATAGAACTATTGATGGAGATGATTACATCGCTCCAGTACAAATACCTTTAATCACACATACTCAAAGGCTTTATTACGATTCTGCAGAAGACATAAAGGATAGAGGTAATGTTCATTATAATCACGCAACAGGAAACAGTAAAGACCACGGAGTTAAATTTAACGAACTTAAATACGCTCTAAAGTTAAGTGTTATAGTTAAAGCTATAGAAGAGAGGTATGGATTAAATTTTAGTAATGATTTCTTTAAAGGAGGAGATTCTTCTTTTGATAACTTGTATATGTGGTTACATAGAAAGAAAGGAAGTGTTGAGAATTTAAGTGGGGTGAATGAAGGACAGATAGAAGGGTTTACTGATGATTCTCACGTTCTTACAAGTTCTGTAATGTCAAGTAATGCTTTATCTTTATATTCATATACACCTCCAACATCGGTATTACAATATACAGAGATAAATTTAAAGAGTACTACATCAAGTACAAGTCCTTATAGAATATCAATTAGAAAAAATGGTATAGAAGTTGTGAATAGTGGAGAAATTACTTCTGGTTTAGAATTTACAACAAGTGTACCTCCTACTGAAATTGAACAAGATGCACAATATACTGCTTATATTCAATCTGATACTGATATTACTTTTTCTAATATTACTTTTCAAGTATATAAGTATGACAACACTAATATACCTGCTCCTCCAATTATATATTCAAAAGGATATGCAATTACAAACTATCAATATTCTAATTCGTTTAATTTTAGTATTAGCCAACAAATACCTAAGATGAAAGTTTTAGATTTCTTAACATCTATATTTAAGATGTTCAATCTTATTGCTTATGTTGAAGGTAGTGAGATGGTTGTAAAAACTTTAGATGATTTCTATGCTAATCCTTCTGATGATTCTCCTTACGATATAACAAAGTATGTTGATGTAAATAAAAGTCAATCAAATGTAGCTTTACCTTTTAGAGAGGTTAATTATTCTTATAAAGGATTAAAAACATTTTTATCTAAAAGACACGAACAATTATTTAACGAGGATTGGGGTACAGAAGAATATACTGGAGAGGATAGTGCTATTTTATCTGAGGGTATATTTAAGGTTGAAGTACCTTTTGAGCATATGAAGTTTGAAAGATTATTAAATATAGCGAATCCAAATCCACCTACAGATATACAATGTGGTTATTCTGTAGATGATAATCAACAAAGCTATATTGGTCAGCCTTTAATATTTTATATGGATTTAAAAACACTTCCTACAGGTGGAAAAATATCTTTTGTTGATTCAGTTGGTACTGTGGATGGAGAAGATAATGTAGCTACAAGTCATATAGAGATTCCATCTTATTATGCACCTGCTAATTCAGATTTAGAAGTTGCTTTACCTGAAAATAGACAGTCATTACATTTTAGCGATGAAGTTGATGAATGGGAGTTAAATACTACAACTGAAACTTTATTTAACAACTATCACATAAATTATATTTCAAGTATTTTTAATCAAAAAAATAGGCTTACTAAGATAACTGCTTACTTACCATTAAAGATACTTTCAAAATATACATTAGCAGATAGGTTTATAGTATCAGGTAAAAGCTATAAGATTAACTCAATAGAAACAGATTTTTATACAGGTAAATCTGAAATAGAATTATTAAGCGACATATAATGATAAGAGAAACATTAGAATTACTAAGGAATAACGAGTGGTTAATTGAAGATAAGGATGTTAATATAGCTAAAGGACTATATGAATTACCTTCAAGTTTTAGAGAGTTAAAAACAAGTATAAAAAGAAAAAAACTAACAAATGGCAGATAATAATATAGTTTATAAGATAAGTGTAGATAGTGAAAGTGGAACTGCTACAATAAGAGACTTAAAAGGTCAGATAGTAGCTACTCAAGTACCTGTTAATAAGTTAAAAGAGAACTTTAACGACCTTACTGTTTCAATTAATAAAAACAAAAATGCTACAGATGGAAATGTAGTTGCTCACAAGAATTCTGAACTTACTTTAAATGCAGAAATAAGTAAATTAAATTCGTTAAGGTCTGCTTTAGATATATCGTCTAAGGAGTATGTAGAGATGGGTAATACTATCGATTTACTTAACCAAAAGAAAGCATCTCTAAAAAGAGGTACTGAAGGGTTAGTGAATGCTAATGGTATGCTTAAAAACTCATCAGGAGCAGCAACATCGGCAACTATGGAATTAGGTAGAGTTATCTCTGATGCACCTTATGGTATTCGAGGTATGGCTAACAACATTACTCAGTTAGTATCTCAATTAGGTTTTGCCACCACAGCAGCAGGTAGTTTTAAAGCAGCAATGAGGCAAATGTGGACTGCTCTTATGGGCCCGTTAGGTATAGTATTAGCTATCACTACAGTTGTTTCCTTGTTTGATGGTTTTTTTGGAGCGCAAAAGAAGGTGGAAAAATCAACAAGAGATTTAAAATCTGAATTTGAAGGTTTAGCAAAGGTTCTTAGGGATGACGTTGGTGCTTCTATTGAGGGTTATATCGAATTAATGAAAGAAAAAGCAATAATAGATGCAGAAATTGCTGATAGCTCTCAAAGGGTTTCTGATATTGAGGAAGAATTGATACAAATTTCTAAGGATAGAACTTATTGGGAAGGAATAAAGGCAACTCAATTAGAACTTACTGGAGAGGTTCAAGAAAGAACACTAAGACGATTAAATCCATTAATTGATAGAGAAAAAGAACTTATAGAAGAAAGAAATTCTATATATAAGGATTCTGCTGATAAAATAAATGAATTTAAACAAAAAAGAGACGAGCAAAACAAGTCTTCAATAAAAACTGTAAAAGGTTTAAAGCAAGAAATATCACTATTACAAAAACAAAGAGATAAATTATCTGAAAGCAGTGAGCAATGGCAGAAATATACTTTAAAGATAACTAATGCTGAGGAAGCTATAAAGAAAATTAAAGGCGAACTTAATAAAAATGTAAAAGAACCTCTTGTTTTTGGTTCTGTTGATTGGTATAACGATGCTATATCCTCTTTAGAAAAATTTAGAGATGCTAATCTTAAAGTAGGTTCTAAAGCATTTAAAGATGAGACTAAGATAATAGAGAGACTTAAAAAAGAATTAGAAGAATCTATTACTCCAAAAGTTAAACCAAAAAGTTTTGTAGATTCTTATTACAACGAAATCGCAGGTCTTGCAGAAATAATAAAGGATGAAGATTTTGATGAAATAAGTGATACTGCGAAGATAACAGGAACAATTATACTAAAACCTAAGATTGACAATCCAGACCCAGAAGACCTCGAGGATTTAACTTTTTACCTAGACAAATATAAGCAGTTAATGAGTGGTGTTAGCGACTTTCTTCAAGGAGAAACTGATAGGCAATTAACCATAGAGCAAAACAAAACCAATGTTTTAAATAAAGAATTAAATGATAGATTATTAAATGAAAATCTATCTAAGGACGAAAGAGCTAAGATACAAAATCAAATAGCTATAAATGACGAAGAGTTAAGGAAAAAACAAAACAAAATTAAGAAAAAAGCGTTTGATACACAAAAAGCGTTTAACATATCCATTGCAGTCGCTGACACAATAGCAGCAGGTATTAACGCTTCTAAACAAACATATGGAGGTGCTTTTGCAAAGATTGCGGCTATGACTGCCGTTATTGGTGCAGGTATGGCTCAAGTAGCAGTTATTGCGAGACAGAAATTTCAACCAGAAGCAGCATCCACACCTATGAATGTAGGAGCAGCAAGTGGTGGAGCAGGTGCTACTGAACGTGCAGAGCCTTCGTTTAACATAGTAGGCAGGTCTAACGACAACTTACTTATAAACGCTATACAAGCACAATTCGGTAAGCCATTAAAAGCATACGTAGTATCAAGAGATGTTACTACCCAACAACAGTTAGATGGTATGATTGTAGGTCAAGCAGGTACTTAAAATAAAACAAAATAAAACAAAATAAGTTAACATAATATAAATAAGTTAAATATGGAAGGATTAGATACAATAGAATTATTTATAGACGAATCAAAAGAGGAAGATGGAATTGAAGCTATATCTTTAGTTGAGTTTCCTGCTATTGAAGAGAACTTTGTAGCTTTAAGCAAACATAAAGTAGAGTTCAAAACTATTGATTCAGAAAAGAGAATAATCGTTGGTTTAGCATTAGTGCCAAATAAGCTAATATACAGACGTAAGGGAGACTATGAGTACAATATAACGTTCTCTACCGAAACAGTAAGAAAAGCGTCTGAACTATACTTAAAACGTCTTAAAAACAATAATACAACATTAGAACACGCTGAATTTACAGGAGGTGTATCTGTTATAGAATCTTGGATAGTAGAAGACCCAGAGAAAGACAAAACTGCTTTATATGGATTGAATGCAGTAAAAGGTGCTTGGGCAGTTACTATGAAGATAGATAATGATGAGGTATGGGAAGATGTTAAGCAAGGTAAATACTTAGGATTAAGTATCGAAGGTATGTTTAGCGATAACGTAGAAGATATTGAAGAGGTTGAGGCAAGTAGTGTATTAGAAGAGATAAAGAGACTAATAATTGAAGACGTAGAATTAAAGTCTTATAGTGATTATCCACAAGGTGCAACTAACAATGCTAAGAGAGCATTAAAGTATAAGAAAGAGAACGGAAGTTCTTGTGGTACAAGTGTTGGATGGACAAGAGCAAGTCAATTAGCCAACAGAGAGCCTTTAAGCAGAGATACTATTGCAAGAATGGCATCATTCAAAAGACATCAGCAACATAAAGACGTGCCTTATTCAGAAGGATGTGGTGGTATTATGTGGGATGCTTGGGGTGGTTCAGCAGGTGTTAATTGGGCAATCAGTAAACTAAAAAAGATAGACAATGAGAGCTAAATATTGCAAATGTAAGAATACTTATTCTATAGAATGTGATAAGTACTCTAAGAAAAGAAAGTGCAATGCAGATGAGTATTGGAAGCAAGGTATAGGCTCAATTCACAAGCAAGAAGAGGAGTAAAAATACGACAGTAAAATTTTAAATAGTTATATTAATATAAATCAATAAGTATGAAAGCGACAGAAATCCTTAATAATGTCAAGGAACTTTTAAATCTTTCTAAGGAAGAGTTGAAAGCAGAAGACATTGCAGTTGAAGAGTCAGTAGAATTATCTACAGAGGAAGTAACTGAAGAAGTAAAAGAGGAAGTGGAAGAGGTTGTACTTGCTGAAGAGCCTAAAGAAGAGGTTGTAATCGAGGAGGAAGTTGAAGCACCTGCTATGAGTTACGCTACTTCTGATGAGTTAGCAGCAGTAAAATCAGAACTACTTGCGATGATTAAAGCATTAATCGAAGATAAACCAATGGGAGAAGCTAAAGAAGTTCCTGAAGAGTTATCTAAACAAGAAGAGGTTGAACTATCTGAAAATGTAGAAGAAGTTGTACATTCTCCAGAGGCTGAAATCGAAAAGAAAAAGAATTTATTATCAAACCTAAACAAATCTATGACTACTGAACAAAGAGTCAATAGAATGTTATTTAATTAAAATTAGACAAAATGGCTACTACTACAAGTATTACTACAACTTACGCTGGAGAATCAGCAGGGAAATATATTTCTGCTGCTTTACTTTCAGGTAACACTATTGCAAATGGTGGACTAACTATCCGACCAAACGTAAAGTTCAAAGAGGTTGTTAAAAGATTGGAATTAGATGGTATCACTAAGAATGGTACTTGCGACTTCAATGACACTTCAACTTTGACTTTAACTGAAAGAATCCTTGAACCAAAGGAATTACAAGTTAACTTAGAATTATGTAAGAAAGATTTCCGTTCAGATTGGGATGCAATCCAAATGGGATATTCTGCATTTGACAACTTACCATCTTCTTTCCAAGACTACTTAATCTCTTATGTTGCTGCTAAAGTAGCACAAAAGAATGAGCAGAACATATGGGCAGGTGCAGATGGAGAAGGTTCATTTGACGGATTCTCTACTCTATTAGCTGCTGATGGTGATTTACCTACTGCACAACAAATTGCTGGAACTACTGTAACTGCTGGTAACGTAGTAGATGAGTTAGGAAAAGTTGTTGACCAAATCCCTGCTTCTTTATATGGTAGAGATGATTTATTCATCTATGTTTCTCAAAACATCTTTAGAGCATACAAGAGAGCATTAGGAGGATTCCAAGCTAACGGTGAAGGTGCTGCAGGTGTAGGTTCTCAAGGAAACAACCAAGACATCAACATCTTATACTTTGATGGTGTAAAAATCTTTATGGCTAACGGATTAGCAGCAAATACTGCCGTAGCAACTACTAAAGATAACTTACAATTTGGAACTGGTTTATTATCAGACCACCAAGAAGTAAAAGTATTGGATATGGCAGACTTAGATGGTTCTCAAAACGTAAGAATCATTATGCGATTTACCGCAGGAGTACAATACGGAGTTGTTGAAGACATCGTAACTTACGGAATCTAAGATTCAAATAAATAAACAAAAAGAGGGGTAGGTAATTACTATCTATCCCTTTTTTTATAACTAATAAATAAAAAATAAATATTATGGCTTGTGATATTACTTTAGGTAGAACAGAACCTTGTAAAGATAGTGTTGGAGGAATCAATGCTGTTTATTTTGTAAATTTTGGAGACATAACTGGTATAACATACGATTCTACAGATGTAGATGTAATTGATGCAGTTGCTGGAGACCCAGATGCTTACAAATACGAGGTTAGAGGGAACTCTACCTACACAGAAAACATTCAATCAAGTAGAGAGAATGGAACTACTGCTTTTGAGCAAGTGTTAGAGTTGACACTTAAAAAATTAACTAAAGAAGACCACAATACTATTAAACTATTATCTTTCGGAAGACCAAACATTCTTATCGAAGACAATAACGGAAATGTATTCTTAGCTGGAGCTGAGTATGGTGCTGACGTAACAGGAGGTACTGTAGTAACAGGAGGAGCTATGGCTGATATGAGTGGATACACTTTAAGTTTTACAGGTATGGAAAAAGCACCTGCTAATTTCATAAACAGACCTGCTTCTGGAGGTGTTTACACTAATAGTGTAGCTTTTGACATTGATGCTGCTGGTTTTAATATTGTATAATAGTAATTTATCAATTAAACTAAACCCTACCATTTGGTGGGGTTTTTTTATTAAATAAAACAAAAATAAATTATTTAGTTATCATAGTATGTTAATATTACAACCGACATCAG